TGCGCCAGATTCCCTCCAGAAAACCCGAAAGGTCGTTAACCGTGCAATTCCAGCCGAAACTGACTCCCGAGGATGACCAGTACATCCGTGATCATCCCGAGATGTCGCTGCGCGAGCTGGGCAATGCTCTGGGCGTTAGCTACGTGGCTGTCCGCAAGCGCAAGCAGCAGCTCGGCCTCGACACTTCCCGCACCACAGACGCGACCAAGGATGCAATCTCCAAGCTCGGCACTGAGTTCGGCGAGACTGAGCTGGAATGCCTGCATCATCTCAAACGCTTGCTCGAGGAGCTGATGGCCGAGGCGGCTCCCACGGTCTTTGCAAAGCTGGCCAAGGAGTACCGCGCGACCATGGAGCGCATCGCCATCCTCGAAACGCCGGAGCCGGAGCCAGAGGAGGAGACCAACTCCATAGACCAGGCGATAGCCGATGCTCTCGCAAAGCTCTAGCCAGAAACCGACCTTCGCTCTCGCGTCTGCCTATACCAAGACCTACGGCTCCATCGCAGCTGCGATAGATGCAGCGACTGGCACCATCCTCGACCAGTGCCAGCGCGAGACGATGGATGACTGGCTGGCAGTCGACAAGAGAGGCAAGTGGGTACATCGCAGGTGTGGCGAGATGAAGCCACGCCAGAACGGCAAGACAGTCCTGCTGGAGTCCCGCATCAAGTTCGGCATCCTTGGGATTCCCGCAATCCTAAAGGCCCAAGGCAAGAAGCCACGAGGAGAAAGAATCCTCTACTCGGCGCACGACTACTCGACGGTAACGCAGCTGTTCGACCGACTCCGCGAGCTGTTCGGCAACCAGAAAAATGACCCTGATGCCATCTACCCCGAATTGAATGCCAAGGTTCAGATGGTGCGCAAGGCCACAGGCAAAGAGGCAATCTTCTTTTCCAATGGTGGCGTGATCTACCTGACCACGCGAACGAAAAACGCCAAGCGAGGATTTACCGTCGACTTGATTCTGTGCGATGAGGCGCAGGAGCTGACCGACACGCACCTTAAAGCGATTCTCTCGACGGCATCATCCGCTCCGTTGAAGAATCCGCAATACATCTTTGTCGGTACTCCTCCTGGGCCGGAGTCCGCAGGCACCATGTTCTCCACGCTGCACTACGCGATGCGAGAGCATCCGGAGGACGAGACCAGCATCAGCTGGCGTGAGTGGTCAGTCTGCGACTTGGTCGAGGATGGCTACGGCAATGTCAGAGACCGCGACATCTGGTATCGCGTCAATCCTGCTCTCGGAGTCAGGATGGACGAGGACACCATCGAGTCAGAGCTAGGCACCTACACGACCGAGCTTGCGTTTGCGCAGGAGAGACTTGGTTACTGGCTACCCAAGGCCAAGGTTGCCAAGGCAGTCATCTCCGAGGAGGCGTGGGGAGCCTGCGAGATACCCATCGAGCAGGCACCACAGGACGGAAAGGTTGCCTACGGAGTCCAGTTCACCACGGACGGCTCCTTGGCTGCTTTGTCTGCGGCAATCGTCACCGACGATGGCCCGGACTACGTCGAGCTGATAGACGTGATATCCACCGATGGCGGCAGCGACCAGCTGGCACAGTGGCTCGCTCCTAGAGCCAACAAGGCAGCTGCAGTCCTCATCGATGGCAGGTCTGGCGCTAGACCACTGGAAAACAGGCTTTCCAAGCTGAGAGTCCGCAAGGGCATCGTCCAGCTCTGTTCCAAGGGCCGCAAGATGGATGCCGCCGCCATGCTGGTCGAGTCCGTGCAGGGACAGTCCATCTCGCACATCAAGTCAGAGGCTCTTGATGACTCGGCCACAAAGTCGGTCAAGAGGCCAATCGGCACTGCTGGAGGATTTGGCTTCGGCGATGGCATCAACAGCATCGCCGCGCCACTGGAGAGCGCTGCACTTGCACTGCTCGCCGCTCGCACATCGAAACGTGACCCGAACAGAAGGAGCGCCATCAGATGCTGACGATTCCCAAGGCCATCTCGCAGGCAATCGGCCTGCGTGACGAGGATGCCCAGCTAGTCCATGACCTGGTGCATGTGTGGCAGGTCAAGAGGCCGCGCAACCTGCTCCGGCACGACTACTACACCATGCATAACAAGCTCAAAGACTTGGGCATCTCCATCCCGCCGAGCCTCCGCAGCCTCGACGCCGCCTGCGGATGGGGCAAGAAGACAGTCGATGTGATGGTGGAACATTCCAAGTTCGACGGCTGGACTGTGGATGACCCCGAGGCGCAGCTGATGCTCGACGAGGTCATGCGCAGGGAGAAGATGCGCACCAAGTATCGCAAGGCCACAACCAGCGCTCTCGAACAGTGCTACTGTCTCTACTTCGTCAGCGAGGATGATGGCAAGGCCAGAGTCAGTGCCTATCCCGCCTCCGCATCGTCCGCGATCTACGACGATGCCAAGGGAGACATCTCCTCGGCCATGTTCGTCGTGGCGATGCAGCGCAAGGAGGGATTGCCGACCGACACTCCCTCCTGGCTCAACGTGGTCACCGACTCCTACCTCATCCGCATCCAGTGGGACGGCAACGACTGGCGAGCGACCTACGAGCAGCATGGCCTCGGCCATCTTCCCGCGTTTGTCGCTCCCTACGAGGCAACGCTGGAGAGGCCGATGGGTACCTCTCGCATCACCCGCGAGGTCATGGGATACATCGACGAGGCGGTACGCTCGAACATCAACGAGTCCATCGCCAGTGCCTTTGCCGCCAGCACGCAGAAGTACCTGCTCGGCACCGACGCGGATACCTTCGAGGGCATCGACAGGTGGCAAGCCTACATCGGCAACATCATCAACGTCGACATGACATCCGAGGCCACCACGCCGACCTTCGGCCAGCTGGCGCAGCCGAGCATGCAGCCCCTCACCGACCACTTCCGCAATCTCTGCGGCAGGATGGCGGCAGCGACTGGCATCCATGTGAGTCAGTTTGGTCAGGTACACGACAATCCGGCATCGAGCGAGGCAATTTACGCAGAGAACGAGCCTTTGATTCTAAAGGTCAAAGACTGGAACGAGACTGCAGGCGAGACCCTGCGAGACGTAGCAATCGCCTGCTATGCCACGGAGATGGGGATGACCTTTGACGAGGCCGCTGCTCTCAATCTCGGCATTGACCCTCGCTTCCGCAATCCGGCTCTCCCGACTCTGGCGCAGCAGACGGATGCCGCAGTCAAGCTGGCTTCTGTGGTCGATGGCTTCTCGCTTACCGATACCTTCTGGGAGCTGAACGGATTCAACAGCGAGGAGCGCAAGCGGATCAAGAATGAGCTGCGTGAGGCGCAGGGCATGGCTCTCCTCGGCTCGATAATGAGTGAGTAGTCATGGAGATTCCACGCGCAGCAATCCGGCGGTACTCGGAGGAGTTGACGAGGACATCTGCCAAGGCTGGCGAGCGCATGAAAAGGTCGGTCGAGACGTTCATGCGCGACAATCCAGAGGCCACTGTGGCAGAAGTGCGTGACTACTCCATTGCCGCAGCAGATGCCATCGTGGCCGAGTACGGCAACGCGACTGCAGCTGCAGCTGCTCGCACTTTCGATGAGGTCATGGCAGCGGAGGGAGTTACCGCAACGCCTCCGGCGCAGCTCTACGATGGCCCCGATGTCGAGGCAATCGACAGGGGAGTCCACTATCAGGCCCGACTGCTGACAAAGGACAAGCGAGAGCAGTTCGCCAACGAGATGTCAGACCTAGTCTCCTACCATGTCCGAGCTGCCGCCAACAAGACTGAGATATACAACGTCGAACGAGCCAACCAGTTCTGGAGTGGTCGCAAGGGCGCAGCTCCAAAGGTCAGATATGCGAGAGTCCCGACTGGAGCCGAGACCTGCACCTTCTGCGCGATGCTTGCCTCGAAGGGCTTTGCCTACTGGAGCATGCAGTCGGCAGGGCATGCAGACCATCGTGGCTGCGACTGCCTCATTGTTCCTGGCATACCGGACAAGACCACCATCGATGGCTATGACCCAGAGACAGTCGAGCGAGTCTGGCATGAGTTCGCCAAGATAGACGCGGCAAAGTACGAGGACGAGAACGGCAACGAGATAAAAGGCCCAGAACGTGCGCGAATCGTAAGAGAGCGCAAGGCCGAGGCCAAACGGGAGATTCTCGGCAGAGACAGCTGGGACTCCGAATGAGGCAACTAGAGCCATCCGCACGGATGGCTCTTTGCATATAAAGCTCCGCACGGAGCAAAAACCATCCGCACGGATAGGAGGATCACATGGAAGAGGTCAAGGTCGAGGAGGCGCACGCCGAGGACATCGACTACAAGGCCAAGTACGAGGAGGCGCTGGCCAACAGCAGAAAGTGGGAGAAGCGTTCCAAGGAAAATGCTGCCAAGGCGCAGCAGTACGACCAGCTGGCACAGACCAGCAAGTCGGTCGAGGAGCGCATCGCTGCACTTGAAGCGGAAAACCAGCGTCTGACGGAGGAGCGAGAGCATCGCCTGCTAGTCCAGCGAGTCTCCAAGGCATCCGGTGTGCCGGAGGACATCGTCTCCAGCCTGCGTGGCGCAGACGAGGACGAGCTGATGGCGCAGGCGCAGGCCATCTCCGTCACGTACAAGCCATCTGGAGCGCCTAACGCTCCGGAGGCTGGCATCTTCCCGCGTGAACAAGGCAAGACAAAGACCACTGCCCAGCAGTTTGCCGACTACTTCAATGCGGCACTGGGCAACTAACGAAAGGATGAACAATGCCTGGCGTTGACATCTATCGCGGCACTTCCAACATCGCACTGCCCGCCGAGGTCTCCGAGGAGATTTGGGGCAGCGCAGTCGACCAGTCCTTCTTCATGCAGGCGGCTCGCCAGATTCGCATTCCCGGCACCGGCACGACCATCCAGGTCATCGCCTCCGACCCCGAGGCCGACTGGGTAGACGAGACGGCTCCCAAGCCGGTCGACACTGCAACCTTCGCCAAGAAGGTTCTGCAGCCGTATAAGCTGGCCGTCATCGAGCCGTTCTCGAACGAGTTCCGGCGCGACCTTCCGGCGCTGTACGAGGAGCTCGTGCGCAGGCTCCCCGGCGCTCTCGCCGCCAAGTTCGACCAGACCATCATGGGCTCCACTGCCCCCGGCTCCAACTTCAGCGTTCTCGGCTCTGCCCCGACGCAGGGCATCGCTGGCGACACCTTCGCTGGCTTCGCCGCCGCCGACTACGCCATCGCCGACAACGCTGGCGGCATGATGAACTACATCGGCCTCGATTCGATGGGCCGCTCCCTCGTCCTCGGTGCGGTCGACCAGTCTGGCCGTCCGCTCTTCATCCCGGATGCCACCGAGGGCACCGTGGGCCGCATCCTCGGTGCTCCGGTCATGGTCAATCGCAACCTTGGCGTTACCGGTACGCCTGCCGTCGTGGGCATCGCCGGTGACTTCACCAACGCTGTCTGGGGCAGCGTCGAGGGCGTCAAGATTAGCGTCTCCGAAGAGGCGACGCTGGTCTCCAACGACACGCCTCTGCCGCTCTGGCAGATGAACATGTTCGCCGTCCGCGCGGAGATCGAGATCGCGTTCGCCGTGCGCGATGTCAACGACTTCGTCCTGCTGACCGATGACGAGGCCACTTCGGCCTAGTGACTAAGGAGGCCAGATGAGCGACCTGGTATGCTTCGCCACTGTCGATGACCTAGCAGCTCGCACTGGCCAGACCTACTCGACGGACGAGGAGGAGCGCATCAACACGCTCCTCCTCGATGCGTCTGTCATTCTGGTCGAGCGAGGTTTTAACCCTGCAGAGACGGACGAGTACCTTCTGCACGAGGCCAAGGTCGTGGTCTGCAACATGGTCATGCGCAAGCTCGGCTCCGATGGCCTTGCATCGTCCGTGACCCAGCAGACAATGAGCGCAGGCCCCTACTCCGAGAGCTACACGTTCGCCAACGCAGGCGAGGTCTTGTACGTGACTCGGCGCGAGCTGCAGTCTCTGCACCTGATAGCTGGCTATCGAGAGCTGCAGGCCCACACGTGGGCAGATGATGTCCGATGATTGGCGAGCAGGTGGTCGTGTACACGCCGACCTACACCTACGACACCAGCATGGACGAGGTCACCACCTACACTCCGACCACTGTGGATGATGTGCTGGTAGACCCTTCCGTGGGAGCCGATGTCCTGTCAAACACGCGACTGGGCGGCACCAAGGCCGACTTGCGCCTGCACTTTCCCAAGACCTTTACCGCCTCCTTGCGAGGCTGCAAGGTCGTGGTGAGAGGCAAGGAGTACCGAGTCTCCGGTAATCCTGCTCCCTACACGGATGCCAACACTCCTACCAGATGGCACATGCCAGTGGATGTGGAGGTAGTCGATGGGTAGGTTCGTCCAGAAACTCATCGTCCACATCAAGGGAGCAAGGGCAGTCAGGCGTGATCCAGGAGTCAGCGCAAACCTTGCGACTCATGGCGAGCAGATGGCGCAACGTGCCAACTCCATCCTGCGAGCTGCTGGCAATCGCTCCGTGCGAGTCCATGTTGTCGACTCCAAGGGCAAGACCCGAGCGAGGGCAAGGGTAATGCTGTCCTATCCCGCAGGGGAAAACGTCGAGTCAGTCCTGCTGAATGCTTTGAGGTGATGTCATGGATGCAGAGTCTCTGGTCATCGGAGCCATCTACCAAGCCACTGGCATCACCTGCTATCACGCCATCCCAGCCAACAGACCTGCCGAGTTCGGCACTGTCGAGCGCACGGGAGGCGAGACCAGAGGCATGGTGCTGGACGAGCCACTAGTCACCATCAGGCTGTACGCAGCCACGAGGGCGAGGGCATCCCAGATGGCCACTCTCGTCAAGGATGCCATCGAGGAGCTGCCGTACACGCAGCAAAACGTCTTTCAGGCCGGAGTCCTCTCTGACTACAAGAGCAACGACCTGGAGGCCATGCTTCCCTGCCACGTGGTCAACTGCAGCCTTGTCTACAACAACTAAAAGGAGGGCGTATGCCCAATCTCAACAACACTGCCAACGTTTCCGCTGGCAAGGGCGTGGTGGGAGGCTATGCCTTCCGAGCGCCTGCGGCAACTGCCACCATTCCGACCGACAACTCAACGTCGCTCGGCCCCGAGTTCGTGTGCCTCGGCTACATCTCCGAGGACGGCATCTCCGAGTCCATCAGCGTGGACAGCACCAACTACGTCGACATGAACGGCTCGGTTGTCTACGTGGGCAAGTCCTCCCGCGAGGAGACCATCACGCTGACCTTCATCGAGACCAAGGCCGAGACGCTTAAGGTCGCGTATGGTGCCGCCAACGTCACCGACTCCGCTGGCACCATCACGGTCAAGCACAACGACGCAGACGATAGCGCGTACTGCTACGTGTTCGAGCTGCTTTTGAAGGACAACAGGCACTGGCGGCAGGTCGTTCCCAACGCGACCACTTCGGAGGTCGGTGACCTGACCATCGCGTCTGGTGACCTTGTGGGCCGCGAGATCACGCTGATGGCCGCTGTCGACAGCAATGGCGACTCCGTCATTGACTACATCGACTCGACCGAGACCAGCGCCTAGTACTAACAGGAGGAGGAGTCCCATGATTGTCAACGACATCGAGGTCAACGTCACCAAGGCCGACTTGGATGACTTTGATGTAGTGGAGTGTCTGTCCGTGATGATGGACGAGGAGGCCAGCGACCGAGCGCGAATGGTAGCGATACCCAAGCTGCTAAAGCTGGTCTTCAAGGCCGACTGGCAGCGAGTCAAGGACGAGCTGCGCAGCCAGAACGACGGCAGGCTCCCGAATGATGCAGTCATGGGATTCCTCAACGCCGTGATTGAGGCCCTAAACGCAAAAAACTAGTCCAGCTCGCATCCGTACTCCGTCACCGGAGCGAGCTGCTGGCCGACTTTCGCCAGTATTACACGCTCGACCTTAACGAGATGGGCAAGACCTATTCGGTGCTAGACGCTGCCGAGCTGGTCGCTCAACTCCCATCCGAGTCCAGAGTCCTGCGAGCCATCGAGCCATCGATGGAGTGGGACATCGACTCCTATCTCCTGGCATCCATCGAGTACAGCTTGCGAGTCCTCATCTGGATGCAGACCAAGGATGCCCAGAAGGGCGTGAACAGGCCAAAGATGGTGCCGACTCCCGCCAAGAGGGCAGACCTTCGGCGCAAGGTCGAGCAGACGGACATCGAACGTATCAGACGCGCACTGGGCATCGAGGAGGTCTAGATGGCTGTAGAGCTAGCCACTGCCTACGTCTCGCTCATCCCATCGCTAGAGGGAGTGGGCAAGGAGACCGAGCGCCAGCTGGAGGCCGGAGGCCAGCAGTCTGGCCGCGCGTTCGCCGCTGGCATGACCGCGACTGTCGTGGCTGGCGCTGCCGCCATCGCGGCAGGCGTGGCCGCATCCATCGGCGAGTATGCCAACTACGAGCAGCTGGTCGGTGGCGTGGAGACGCTATTCGGAGACGCTGCTGCCTCTGTTCAGGCCAACGCCGAGGCCGCATTCCAGACAGCTGGACTCTCCGCCAACGACTACATGGA